CGGGAGCTTTCTGCGATCGTTACTGGCGACACACCAAGAGAAGAGCGCGCAGACATCATAGCTCGGTTCAAAGCGCGTGAGATCAAGTACATCGTCAACGTATCGGTGCTGACGACCGGTTTTGACGCGCCACATGTGGATTTGATTGCAATGCTACGGGCGACGGAATCGGTAGGCCTGTTGCAGCAGATCATCGGCCGCGGTTTGCGTATCAGTGACGGCAAGGATGATTGTCTGATCTTGGACTATGCCGAAAACCTTGAGCGGCACTGCCCAGATGGCGACGTATTTAATCCTGAGATTACGGCCGTCAAAAAAGGCACCGACGTCACTTATATTAAATGCACTTGTCCAACATGCGAGGCTGAAAATGAGTTTACTGCAAGGCCAAACCCCTCAAGTTTCAAAATTAACGCTAGTGGGTACTTTTGCGATCTCGACGGTAAACCAATTCCATCAGAGCACGGGGATGTCCCGGCACACTACGGAAGACGGTGCGGCAGTAGAATACTATTGGCGGGCCAACTGGCCCAGTGTGGTTATCGTTGGACCACAAAACAATGCCCCCACTGCGAGGCCGATAACGACATAGCATCAAGATATTGTAGCGAGTGTAAGGGCGAGATTGTCGACCCGAACGAGAAGCTTGTTGCTGCGTTTAAAGAGATGAAGGCAGACCCTACGCGGCGGCAGACGGACGTTGTGACGGGTTGGGAGATCAATAGCACTCTTAGCCAGTCTGGGCGCGAGTGCTGGCGGATTAATGTCACCACGCCTTACCGATCATTTGCGTTTTGGGTGTTTAAGGCGCCTACGTGGTCTCAGGGTTACACAGACCGGGCCGCGTTTTTGGCGCTTGGCGGGAAAAAGCCAGACACCATTACTTATGCTAAAGACGTAAGCACAAAGTTCTATAAGGTATTTGCATACAACCGGAGGGCAGATGAAATTCCCGCATGACATCCCAGTATTTGGCGACATGAGCTATCGCGGCGAGTGCCCGTCCGAATCAATGGAGCAGGTTACGTTCTTTAATAGGCTGCGTAAGGATTATCCTAATTCGTGGGGGCTTATCGCATTCCATCCAAGGAATGAGGGCAAGCGCAGCTGGACGAAGGCGGCATTTGAGCGGGCCGAGGGCATGACCAAGGGGGCGTCGGATGTTATTATTCCTGCGTCACCGTCATTTGTTTGTGAAATAAAACGTCGAGATCATACCAAGTCATCATGGCAAGATGGGCAAAAGGAGTTCTTGAATGTCGCGAAGGAAAAAGGCGCTTTTGTCTGCATCGCGCTCGGGTGTGAGGCAGCTTGGTCTGCTTTCTTACAGTATTTGGCCGAACAAGGTCAGGCCTAGTACAGCGATCGATGCGGTCATGGAAGGCGCGGAACGCCTCGAGGACCAATCCAAAGCCATGCAGTCAGTGATTTCGTTTTATATTTATTTGGAAGCCAAGAAAGTTATGGTTGGCAAGAACAAGGAGCAAAGAAAAAAATTGTTAGATGAGCAGCCGGAACTTGTTCGACCGCATATAGAAAGAGAGGTTAAAAGATTATGGAACCAAGACAAATAGCTGAACTTGTTGCATTTTTTTGGGCAATGGGATTGATAGGGTATGTCATAAGAATTATTTTGTGCAGGGGTATTGACGGGTAAAAAACTATCCTCTATACCTATGTTCATCAGCGCGGTGCTGATTAGATTTTAGATGGAGAATACAGATGTTGAACCGCTCTCTCGCCGACCAGTACTACGATCTCGACCAAGCCGAAAAGGCTGCTGCAGATGCCAAAAAAGCTCTCAAGGCTGAGATCGTAGCCCTTGGCACTGACCTCGTGTCCGGTGACGAAGTTGACGTCAAGGTCACCCTTTCCCAGCGTTCCGTTATGGACTTCGACAAGTTGTTTGCCACCTACGGCATCACCGAAGAGCAGTTCAAGCTGTTCTCGGCATGCACCAAGGAAGGCAAGCCCTTCGAAGTTCTCAAGGTCGTGTGCAAAAAGAAGGAGGCAGCGTAATGCTTGATGTTGCATTCAATCTTTATCTAAAGCAAATGCCAGATAGTTCGCTGGAGTCAACTCGTGTGCTTTGGCGTAAGAAATTTTGGCATGCTACCGACGCGGAGGCTTACGATCCACGTCCTTGGGTTGAAGTTTTGGCCGATCGGCTTGAACCGCAAATAAAAGAGCAGATGAAAGAAGAAAATAAGTGATGCTGCCTTCCCCTTACTACGAAGCCATTTTTTATAATGGTCTCAATTCATCAACCAAGTTATTGTGGATTAAACTGTACCTTATGTACGGTTATGACCAGTTCTCTGGTTCTTATGAGGAAATGGCTGAAGAGGTACACAGCAAGCGATACACGGTGCGCGCTCAGGTATGGATGTTAAAGGAAGTCGGCGCGATTGAGACTGAAGATTATTATCATTCAGATGGTCAAAATGGTCAGGCTGGTCAGACTTTCCGCCTTATTGATCCGAAGAAATGGAGTTAAAGATGCCTAATTTATTAGATTACGAGCGCCTCGTGCGCCAAGTTGCCGATCTAAATGTCGAGCTAGCCATGTTGAAGGGCAAGCACAGCGATCGAACTTTGGAGGATAAAAGGTGGGACATCATCGAGGAGCAGCCTCTGAGGGGCACGGTAACGGAGGAAAAGCGCCTTCGCAAAGTGATACGGGAATGGGAAGAGCGTTACGATATATTAAACGAGCTTTTCATTCGCCAGTCGACAGGTCAAAAAGATTTGGATTGGCACAAGGTGATATCCGATCGAAAATACAACTTACAACAGAAGAAGCAGACCTTCTATACAAGAATCAAAGCCTCATGGGCTCTGATATGGGGGCCAAAATGATTGGCCAATTAAGATTAATAGAACCATTAAAAGAGGATACATCGATGCTGCTCACTAAACGCGAAAAAACTCATGGGGTATATCGGGACAACGCCAGCCTCAGCCAGTCCATTAAAGACGTTCTCCGCAGCGGTAAAAACTGGGAAAATTTAACGGATGGGCAGAAGGAAGCTTTGGAGATGATAGCGGTTAAGTTGTCACGTTTGTTGACAGGTGATGCCAATTATCGTGATCATTGGGACGATATTGTGGGTTATGCACAGCTTGGTGGTCAAGGATCGCCCGTTAACATGCCTACCATCTCAAATGACCTGCAAGAGGCTATGGGGCAATGAAAACACACGGAGTTAACTGGTTGGGGCCATACGCCCCAACCGACCGCCATGCGGATGATAGGACGATCGACCACATCATAGAGCTTAGAAAAAAGCTTGCGGATGCCGAGCGCCAGCGGGACAATGCTCTCGACATGCTCATGCATTACTACAAAATGTTGAAGGAAAAAGATGTACCAGATAATGGGTGAACAGCGCGGTTTCTTATCCCGCGGGTCTATGTTAATAGATAATAATATGGAAAGAGAAGAGGCCGAGTATATGCTTGGCGAATTAAAGAATGAATTGCCGCTTTGGCAATTTTGGTTGGTAGAGCAGGAATTTGTAGATGAAAAAATACAACAGGGTGTTCGTGCCCAACCCGAACTTTCGGTTTGACCCAGAAGAGCTGGCTAGCCTTGGTTCATCAATCGTCTACGTTTGCGACTTACCCATGTTTGATAATCTTGCCGGGGATGACAACATCCACCGTTTTGAACACCGCGTGGCGGAGCGTCTGGCGGATTTTGATCCAAACGAGGACGTCATTGCGTACTACGGCGACATCATGATTTTTGCCATGATGGTAATGTACTTATCGGATAATTTTGATGCGTTTGATGTAGCCCGCTATTCGACTAAACAGCAAGGCTACATCATTCGCGAATTGTCTTACAGAAAGTTTATTCTGTAGGAGCTTCTGCAGCAGGTGCGGGCGCAGCAGCGGCTTCAATTTGGGGCTTTGCTTGGCCATGTAGCAAGTTAATAACTTCTGCCACTTCGGCGTATGCGCCTGCGCCAAGATGCTTCAAAATAGCGTTAACGTGTGCAACGGTTAGTTTAAGTTCAAGTTCAATATTTTCCATCATTTACCCCTATTGGCTATTTCCAATGCTTTGGCGACGGTAGTGTCGTCCAAATTCAACAAAGGCTCGGTCTGTTGAGCCTGTTTCTTTCTAATCTTTTCAGACAAGGCAATCAAGCGATGGGCTTCAGCCTTTGCGTCTTTTCTTACGGCGCCGCCCGTCTTGCGACCAATCCGGCCGCCGGCTGCATGTTGTTGTAATTCAGCCTGACCAAGGCGCGTAGCGCCGTATGTCGCGGGAACAGAGGTAGCATAATCTAAAGCTGTGCCAACGGGTGCAAGATAC